GTATCAGAATGGATCAAAATGAAATGGGGTATGCAAGTTAAAGATAACCCTGATAAATACGGTACAGATTTAATATTGGGGCGTGATAACAAGCGCATTGGTTACGCAGAAGTAGAAGTGCGCCAATGGAACCCAACTTGTCCATTTGACACTATTCATGTGCCAGCTAGAAAAAAACATATGCTTGAAGTTCCTAATACGCTATTCTTTGCATTAACACAAGATATGACCCATGCTTATTGGATAGATGGCATTAAAGTCTTTGAATATCCTTTATGGGAAATGAAAGACGATACAAAGCATGAAGCGTATTATGATGTACCTAAAGAATTATTTAAGTTTGTTGACCTAACACAGCAGTTTTAATGACAAAAGATGAGAAAAAGCACTTTGATAAGGTTGCCAGGGTCGGATGTATTCTCTGTCGTACCGCCCTTGGGATCAAAGATAGCCCAGCAGAACTACACCACATCAGACGGTTTGGTGGCAAGAGGTCTGCATCCCCTGTCATACCACTATGCCCTGAACACCATAGGGGAAACTCTGGAGTTCACGGTCTGGGTGCAAAAGGTTTTGAAACTAAATGGGAAACTTCCCAGGAAGCGTTATTGGAGAAACTTAACGAACTGCTTGGAAAATAAATGACTACTTTTACTACTGAAGATCGCATTAAAGCTCAAGCGGATCAAAGCCCAATTCAGACGAAATACGGTGCGCTCTATTACGAAATTCCTTATCATGGTGTGTCCATTTCAACGTCTTGTGCCTACTCATGTGGATACACTCATGGCAAAGAACTCGAATCACCGTGTCAAGATGACCACAACGAGCAGACGAAATAGTAATAGTATGCTCATGTTTATCACCGTCATCATATAAATAAGTACCCATAGTATTTGGGTCTTTGTCTACAACAAAATGCACTTGCTCTGGCAACGGCATATTCCACCGATCAAACGGTTTCATACAATAGATTGCGCTGTATAGATTACGCAGAATTGCAGGCGTGAGCTTCATTAGTAATGATGTAACTTGCCTCTAAAATCTACAAGCCCTTTGCTTTCGTCAAATACACGAATTAACTCAGGCTGTAATAAATGGCCCTGTTCGTATGTTAATAAAGCCAACCCAGATGTCCAATCAGTTGGAGAATCTTCGGTATAGTGTATAAACTGTTCGCCTCTAGGGTCAGCTAAACAACCTGTTTGTACGCCCCAACGCCCATAAGTATTGTAATCATTGTATTGAATAGCGCTTAAATGATGTGTATGACCGCTAATGACATGAGTACCAGCAGCCAATGTGTTGTTTCTACCACCAGACCAAGAGCCTTTCCATTTGTGCCTAAACACAGTATTCATTGTGCCTGGATTTTCAATCCAATATGTCCAACACCCTTTCCACATAGGAAAATGGTCTTTAAGGGTAAACCCTTGTACTCCTTGATATGAATGTGCGCCACCGTTAGATAAAAATGTTTCAAATCTAGCGTCATGGTTGCCAAGAGTCCAGATTAACTCAGCGCCCTTAGATACTGCTTCAATGCCAGCCATCATTTCTTGACAGCACTCTAATTCTTCTCGGACAGTTGGGGTATTTTGCCAGCCGATCCTAGGATGTCTGCTACTTTGACTTCCATCAAAAGCATCGCCTACGCACACTACAATCTTAGGTTTAAATTCTTTAATGGTTTCTAGTAGGGCTTTATAAGCAGTAGTATATGAAACCTCAGGCCAAAAATGGCAATCGCCAAACGCTACAATATGCCCTTTATTTAATTCTGCACCACGCCTAGCGTGTCCAGCAGTTTCAAATATCTTTTTAGCTGGGTCAAACCTTTGGTCATTAAAAGCGGTTAGTGTAAGGTTTAATCTTTGTTCTATAGATCGTCTGCGGTTATAAACTGCTCTTTCAGACATTCCATGCTTTTGAGCAAACTTCATAGCTGAACCAAGGTTATTCCATTCGGCTATAAACTGGTCGTCAGTCAAGTAATATTTGTCCACTAATAACCCCTATAATCTATAAGTAAACCAATACTAACAAAAAATATGGCATACGCTAAAAAAGTTGATAAAAATCAAGGTGATGTTGTTAAGGCACTACGAAAAATGGGTGCTGATGTGTTTCTTTTGCACATGGTAGGTGGCGGTATACCAGACCTGATGGTTGCCTACGCTGGACACACTATTCTAATCGAAGTTAAAGATGGTGAAGATAAGAAATTAACACCACAACAATTGACGTTATTTGCCAATTGGAAAGGTGGTCATTTAGCTAGGGTAAATTCTGTGCAAGAAGCTGAAGAACTGTTAAAATGGCTGGAAACTGACGAGGACTCTTATGAGTGAAACTACCAATGTCGCAATGTTTGCCGCTACTTTACTGCATAGCAGCACTAATACTCACTTTTTCCATTGGTCTAGTGATTCTTATTCACAACATAAAGCATTAGGTAAATACTACGAGGAAATCGTAGAGCTTGTAGATAGCTATATAGAAACATATATGGGCTGTTACGAGCAAATTAAAAGCTTTCCAAGCGTCTATCATTTGCCCAAAGATCCGCTTAAATACTTAGAATCATTAAAAAGCTTTGTTAATGAAGCTAATGGTGATCTGCCAAGAGAACAAGAGTTAGTTAATATTGTTGCAGAAATCCAACAATTGATTGACACTACCATCTACAAACTTAAATACCTAAAGTAAGGGTTTACCATGCCATTAGATAAATCAGGTTCCGCACAAAGTGTAGGCCACAACATCAAAGCTGAAGTTAAAGCTGGTAAGCCCAAAAAACAGGCAGTAGCTATTGCTTTATCTGAGGAGCGCAGTCATTCTAAAGGCAAGCGCAAAGCTAAATTAGAACAACAATATGCTAAATATGTAGAGGCAAACAAATAATGGCAATCACACTACCTAGCGTAATAGGCCGCAAAGACAACAAAAAGCCTATGGAAACCGTTGATAGTAAGACTGATCCAATTAACAAGAAAATCAATCAAAGACTCAAGCGTAAAGAAACATTAGCTAACGCTATGAATAAGATCCACGATCCAGACATAGCTTAACTCCCTGAGTAATCCCTGAGTTGCTCCCTGAGTACGCATATAGAGCCTTTCCCTGAGTAACTCCCTGAGTTTATATGTAGATCACTCCCTGAGTACAGGTATAGAGCTTCCCTGAGTCATCATTTGCTTAATAGATAGGCAGGCCAGCCCAATCAATTTAGGGGCCTCCTGCGCTCCTGTTTCCCATCTGGTATAAGTTACCCTATGGACACCCAATAACGTGGCTGCGCCTTCCTGTGTCAGTCCTAGGGCTATCCTCCAACCCTTTAAATCGTATTCCATAAATCTCCGCAAAAGAAAAGGGGCCGAAGCCCCTATGATTAATACTCTAGGCCTGCGTAATCCATCATATTAGTTTGATTACATATAGAATTGGTAAGCATGGCATTACAAAAGTCTTTTAGCCAATACTTGTTAAATTGCTCAGATTGGCTGTAATCTCGTAGCATACGAATCATTGACTGGATTTCATCGTAATCGTTATATCCTTGATAGATGGCAGATTCAAGAATTGAAACTTTATGCTCCAACTCCTGTAGTTTGGTCAATGGCTTTTGTTTTACTACTTTTTTTGCTGTTGTCATGGTTTATTCCCCTTTTAATAGTTTAAATACTAAGTTTTTTAAATCTAAAGCGTTTTCCATCATATAGCCTGAGTAATTCATAGAATCGCCCCTATCGTATGGGTCTAAATCCTTCTCGATCATATAAATTGTTTCTTTAATCTCATCAATAAGGTTGTTTTGCTGCATTTCTTCATCAGTAAAACAGCCGACAAGCTCAAAACCACACTCAGCGCAGGTACAAGCGTTTACATATGGAATGAATACAGTCATGTCATGCTTGCCACATTCAGGGCAGGCGGTACGTTTTAAATCGTGCTTGTTCATATAATCCCCTTAGATGTTAGATACCAAATAATTTGCCCCAAAAGAAAGAGCAACCCCAAAACCGCTACCATGTGCCAGTTTTTCATAATTAGCCCCTTAAAACTGTGCAAATACAATAGAGCCATCATCTGTCAAACCTAAAACAGTTGTATGTTCATCTAAATAGGCTAATACATGAGCTTCAATCTCATCATCTTCTATGGAGTCACAGTCTATGGAGTAGTCACGGATTATCTGCTCTACACTTGACTCACTATATTCACAGCAAATAGCTATCACATCCAATTCAATCTCTTGCTCTGAAGCATCCTCAATTTGTTCAAAAAACTCATAGATAAGGTTTAAAGCTTCATAACTAAACTGATTGCCTCTATCCATGTGGTAAAAAGCACTATGAAATTGGCTATTGTTGATTGTTTGTTTCATTTAATTCCCCTTAAATGTATTACGTTGAGTTGTACTGCTAGATATGATTGTAGCGCATTGTTACATTAAATACTTGATCTAGGTCAAGAAAATGAAAAATAATTTAATTATTATTTGTGTTATATTGCGTCTATATGAATCAAGGACTTATATGCTATGGAATCTAAAGTAGATAAAGTTAGACAAAAGACAGGCGGCAGAGCTGTAGGAACGCCCAACAAAGTCACTCAGGAGGCTAGAGAGATGGTCAAAGCCATACTTGATAGCAACCTACCATATATTCAATCGTGGATCTACAGCACCGCAGAAGGCATTAAAGACGATCAGACAGGCAAATACATTGTTCAGCCTAATCCAGCCAAAGCCTGCGAGATTGTGCAAAACCTTGTGGAATACTCTGTGCCAAAACTTGCAAGAACTGAAGTTGTAGGAGATGAAAAGGCACCACAAAGAATGGTGATTAGTTGGAAGAAGTAGAAATTGAGCTTGATTACAAGCCTAGAGAAGTATTCCAAGACTTTCACGATAGGGAACAACGCTGGAGCGTGATCGTAGCGCATAGGCGATGCGGTAAAACCGTTCTTTGTATTAATGACCTTATCTATAGAGCATTGACAGACGATAAAGAAGATGGGCGTTATGGGTACGTTAGCCCTTTTTACTCACAATCCAAGACAATCGCATGGGACTACCTTTTAAAATTCTCTAGACCTGTATTAGCTAAAGCCAACCAATCAGAACTATGGGTTGAGCTAATAAACGGTGCAAGGATTAGGCTATTTGGAGCCGATAACCCAGACAATCTTAGGGGTTTATACCTAGACGGTGTTGTACTTGACGAGTATGCTGATATGAAGTCAAGCATATTTGGGGCCGTAATCAGGCCACTTTTGAGTGACCGCAACGGTTATGCTGTGTTTATTGGGACACCCAAGGGCCATAATGCTTTCTGGGATATATACCAAAATGCCATTAAAGACGATGGATGGTATGTCAAAACGCTTAGAGCTAGTCAGACAGGATTGCTTGCGCATGATGAATTAGAAGATGCAAAGCGCATGATGTCAGAAGATCAGTATCTTCAAGAATTTGAATGTGACTTTGAATCCGCAATCCTTGGGGCTTTCTTTGGTAAAGAGATGCGCTCTATCACAGACGCTGGCAGGATCACAGACGTACCTTATGACCCATTGTTCCCAGTTCATACAGCTTGGGACTTAGGTTATAGCGATGACACTACTATATGGTTCTACCAAGTCGTACATGGTGAGATTCATTTACTAGACTATCACTCATCCAATGGGCAGAATATTCCATACTATGTTGATGTGATTAAGAGCCGAGATTACAAATATGGGACTCATTGGCTGCCACATGATGCAAGGGCCAAAACTTTAGCAAGTGGCGGAAAGTCAATAATTGAGCAATTATCTGAGAAAATTGATATAAAATCGTTTAGAATTGTCCCATCTTTATCACTTCAAGACGGAATTCAAGCAACAAGGATGGCATTAACACGGAGCTGGTTCGATCACAAATGTAATGATGGCATTGAATGTCTTAAACAATATCAACGTGAGTATGACGATGACAAAAAGATATTCAGAGATAAGCCTAGGCATGATTGGACA